AAGCAACAACCGATCAGAAACGAGAAATAGTAATATGAGTACAGAAGCACTAAGCACAAGCACATCGACTGGTCTGGCGTTCGCCGCACAAGACATCGATATCCCCCGCCTTAACGTCATCCAAAAAATGTCGGAAATCGAAGGGCCTATCGGTTCAGTCGTTATCGACAAGGACTCCGTTCTCCTTGAAGCCGAACAAAAAGCTCCGGTGGTCGTGATCGGAGCCATCAAGCGGTGGAAAGAAGACGTTCCATTCGGCGAGGACTACATCCCCAAGATTGTGTCCAACGAATCCGACGCCAAAGAACTCGCATCTACGAGTAGCTACGACGTCACTGAGTTTGCAGAGATCATCCTGCTTATCCCACAGATCGGCGAAGATGATACCCTGTTCCCCTACCCGATTGGTGATACCAATTATCAGATCGGTCGCATCACTGTTCAGAAGGACGCATACCGCTTGACCTACAAGCGTTTGTTCACCTTCTCGACCTTCAACCCGAACGTGCCTGTTGCATCTCGCTTCTGGTCTTTCGGAACTGAGCTGATGTCGAAGGGCAAGTACAGCTGGTACGTCCCAACCCTCGCCATCACCAAAGATGAGGCACCTGCTGAAGTCGCCGAGTTTGCTGCACGCCTTACGAAAGGAGGCGACCAGTGATAAGCATCGACCAACCGCTGCCACTTCTTAAACGCGAAGCTGATTCGATTAAGAGCGTTATCGCCAAAGTTGAGGAGGATATTAAAAAACTCCAAGACCAAATCGTGGACCTTACCACAAGCAAGGCGTCCCTTGTTTTGGTGTGCACCGCCATCGATAACGAGATGGATCGTATTCGCCAACAGCCAGAACAGCTTGAGCTGGAACTGGAAGTAGAATAACTACACCCAACCCACACAGTACACTCATTGGGTGTACTGTGTGGGTTCACTTTATCCTCACGACACATGACAACTTACGCAGTGGACTTCGAGTCCTACTATGATGGGGACTGCTCCATCACAACTTTAGGCCCAAGGGGCTATTTTTCTCACCCGTCATTCGACGCTTACATGGTTACTATTGTAGGCGATGACGGGTTTGTTTACGCCGGATGTCCAAAAGATTTCGATTGGTCCACATTAAATGACAGTGTGGTGCTATCTCATAACGCCGCTTTCGACGAAAGCCTCTACCTGTACGGCGTAGAGGTCGGCTGGTTCAAACCGTGCAGTCCGGCTGAATGGCACTGTACCGCCGACATGACCGCATTCTTAGGTCTTCCGAGGTCACTCAAGAACGCCTCAGCAACTGTGTTCAAACTTGAGCTCGACAAGACTACACGTGACAACATGAAAGGGAAGCAATGGAAGTCTATGACCGATGCTTTCAAGAAAGAAGTCACTGAGTATGCAATCAAAGACTCCGAGCTCTGCTTACGTTTATGGCAGGAGTTATCGAAGGACTGGCCTCAAGTAGAACGCGACATTAGCCGACTCAACCGCAAGATCGGTCAAAGAGGTCTGCCTATTGATACTGAGCTTCTTAGAAAGAACCTTGAGAATATACGTACCGAGCTATTTAATGCCGAGCAGTCGATACCTTGGATATCCGACCACACACCATTGTCGCGTAAAGCATTCAATGAACAGTGTAGAAAGCAAGGAATTGAACCGCCAGTCTCTATTGCTTCTGGCGATAAAGACGCCGAAAAATGGTTCGCCGCATTCCAAGAGGCTTGTCCGTGGGCGCGTGCTGTACAGAATTATCGGCGCATAAACGCTTTCCTCCGTAAGCTGGAAGCGTTTGATGCTGGTACAATGCCGGACGGCAGGTACTACGGTGGGCTTATGTACTGCGGTGCTAACCCAACAGCTCGCTTCAGCGGTAGTGGTGGTAATCTTAACCTGCAAAACTTACCGAGGGATGAGATGTTTGGCGTTAACTTCCGCCATATGATTAAACCGAAGGACGGTTACAAACTCATCGTAGCTGACCTATCACAGATCGAAGTTCGTACGTTGTGTTGGTTGGCTGATGACAAGAAGGCTCTTGACCTTATCCGTGAGTCTGAAGATATCTACCATGCGTTTGGTGTACTATTAGGTTTACACGATCCGGCTAATGGGCAACTCAAAGACTACGACAAACAACTACGGCACAAAGTAAAATCAATTGTATTGGGTTGTGGTTACGGGATGGGTGCGAGTAAGTTTGCCACATTCAGCGGGCTTTCATTAGAGGAAGCAGAGGCTTCTGTTGAGCTGTACCGAGAGCAAATGGAATCTGTACCAAATCTATGGATGAAATACAATAGGTCTTTAGGTATTGTACACCAACTCGACAAACAAGCTTTTGAGTTAGAACTACCGTCGGGCCGTACGCTAAGATATGGTACGCTCAAACGGATGAAGGTAGAGGGGTCCGAGAATCGGTTCCGGTATATCGGTAAGATCGTCCGCAATGGTCAGCTTCGCGACTTCCCGCTATGGGGTGGTATCCTTACTGAGAACATGTCACAAGGTCTAGCTAGGGATATCTTCTCCGACATGATGCTCCGTGTTGACGCAGCTGGTTTTCCAGTTATTCTTCACGTACACGACGAAATGGTCTGTGAGGTGCCAGAAGCGCAAGCCGAAGAGTCTCTCGCAAAGATCCTTGAAATCATGCACACACCACCTGATTGGATACCAGATATTCCGGTAGCCGCTGAAGGACACATCCTTGATTACTACACCAAATAACCGTGCAGTCGGCACGTCATCAACCGACACCATATTATGAAATACAGATACCTTAAAAATCATCGAGCAACAACAGTAACCGCAATTGACGACCCATCGACTCTATCATTCAATAAACCGCAATTTGCTTCTAAGGCTGAGTATCGGGCATGGTGCGCCGATGCCAACACCGACCACTGCTTCTACTCTATGGCAGAAGGCGATAGCCCGAACGCACGGATCAGTGAGGACAATCCAGTCCATAAACTACATGGCTTCGTAGCCGACTTTGATGCTCCTGTTGATTGGCCAAAGATCGACGATACTCTAAAGGTCCGCTGTGAAGGCGGACACATGCCGACATGGCGTACCAAAACTCAGTCTGGCTATATTCGATTGGTCTGGGAATTTGATAAGCCTCTCCCACTTGCACCCGCTCTCGCTGATTCTTTTATGAAGCGATTGAGTGACGCGCTCAAGGCATCCATGCTATTGGCTGGCTTCGACAAGACCAGCTTGAAGGTATCTCAGTACTTCGAATTGGGTACAGACTGGACTCGTATCGGGGATCCTATAAACATATCCTTTGTCCGTACCGTGCTACTGAAGTCGGCAAACGACACCCCGATCAAGACTGACGAAACCAACATCCCACTAGACGACATCGCAGCTGAGGTCGCCCGCCGTTTCCCGAACCGCTGGAAGGGTGAGTTCACTGTCGGTGCACGCGGACCGCTGTTCTGGATCGACGACGGTATTGACCGTGACGGGTGTCAGGTTCGTGAGGACGGTATCATCTGCTACTCAGATCGTGCAGGTACGGGGTTCATGTCTTGGGGCGCGATCTTCGGTAAGAAGTTTATCGAGAAGTACGAGGAGAAAAAACTATCCACTCTGCTTGATCAATACTGGTTCAACGGCAAGTCCTTCTACAAGCTACTCAACGGTGGACCTGTCGCCATCCCGAAAGAGCAACTGGTACTGGAACTCCGCAAGGCTGGCTTTAGCCCGAAGCTCAAGAAGAACCAGACAGTTTCGGAAATCGAGCAAGCTATCCTGACTATCTCCAATGATTGCCGTGTCGAAGAGGTCGCTCCAGTTGTGTTCTCCAAAGAGCGGGTGGTCGATTACTACGGCAGAAAGATCCTCAACAACTGTAGGGCAAACGCTGTGCAGCCAGCCGACAACGGTGATCCAGCTAACTGGCCGTGGATCGAATCGTATCTCATGCCGTTCTTTGCAAAGGATACGGACGGAAACGAAACGCTTCCGTACTTCCTAGCTTGGTTCCAACGTCTGTACAAAGCTGTGCTCGACTGCCGATTGGATCAAGGACAGCTACTGATTCTCTTAGGTCCTGCGGGGCACGGTAAGACCCTGCTCACCAACAAGATCATCGGCGCATCAGTCGGTGGGTTCAGCGATGCCTCTGACTATCTGTCTGGCAAGACCAGCTTCAACCGTGACCTGTGCGGATCTGCTGCATGGGTGGTGGATGACCAAACTGCCGCCGCAACCTACGCCGACCAACGTAAGTTCGTTGAGCTTACTAAGAGGTGCGTAGCCAATCCGAGACTTGAATACCATGCCAAGTACGCGGACGCCATTCCGTTGCCGTGGTCTGGTCGGGTGATGATGTCACTCAACCTTGACGCGAACTCACTCGCCGCATTACCGTCCCTCGATAGCAGTAACCGAGACAAGATTATTGCTCTGCGCATCAACAGCGGACATAAGGTCAAGTTCGGTTCCAACGAGTTCGTTGAGAACACGATCAACACGGAGCTCCCGTTCTTCTTGCGGTGGCTGCTCGACTGGCAGGTGCCGATTGAGATCAAGGACTCCAGCCGTTTCGGCGTTAAGACCTACATCGACTCGTTCATTGAGGCAGCGGCCTACGACAACAGCTCTCGCTCTGCAATTGCCGAGATGGTCGAGTTCTTCAGTAAGAAGGTGCGCGAAACCGTAGCCATGACTAAGTGGCGCGGCACGCTTACCGAGTTCACCGTTGTGCTACATGAATGCAACGGAGGTCGAAGCGTTGGCAACAGCGGCAACCTTGAGTTCGTTCGTCGCGGTATGACCGTCCTTGAGGAAGTCAGTCTACACAACAAGAACGTCCGACCTGTGCGTAGCAAGGGTCAAGGCGGCGGCAAGATCTGGGAGATCGATCTTTCAGAAGACTACGATATCGACAAAGGTGGCGACTTCTGATTAGAATCGCGCCTATGTCGGCAGAAATGACGACATCCAGTTAGGACAATTCACGAACCCGCTTCTTCGTAACTTTCACGGAGGGCGGGTTCAATTCCGATATGGGCAGAACGTACTCGTCCGAGAACGACAGCTTACCGTCATTCGGGTCTACGTTACCTTTTGGCAGGAAAGTTGCCTTTTCGATAAACTTTCTCGCAGGAATCCAACCTATTACAGTGGCGAGTGTCATCTGTTGGTTGCACCTAACGAAATAGTAGACATCACATTTGCTGCCTATCTTTTCTGCACTGGCCTCTGACCCGTACACGCGAGCCACATAATGGGGTTCTGGCACACTAGCAGCCTTTGTAGTCTTGACATCAATAGTAACACCGTCCGGCATCATAATGTCGTAGGCAAAGTTGATGTCGCCTACCCTGCTGCCACCGATCTCTCGTTGGGTTAGGATCTCGCCCATCATGCCAATCTCATTGCCGCGACCGCGAGCGATGGAGCCGCGCAACACGCCCATAGCTTTCGCTTCGGCTCGCGCTTGCTTCCGGTCTTCACCGGATGGCTTGATAACGATCATCAGTAAAGTTGGTAGATCCGGTTATGGCTACCTGTGCCATACGGATCGACATTAAGTCGAGGAAGAGCCGCACCCCTTGAGGTATTTGCTTCCTCCTCCATTAGCTGCATGCACTTGTTCCAATGGTATTCGGAACGCTCGATGTCAGCATTATCTTCCATCAGTCGGCCCAACAGGCCGTGCTTGAGTGCGCCGATATTGCCGACATACACGATGTCGTTGTCGGAACGCACAGGTTGGAAAGCACGTTTGCAAAGGACATGCACCGTAGTCTCGCCGTCAGTAGAACGGTTCAAACGGAAACGCCTATAGCGGGTAACGCCAGAATCAGGACCGACGGTTGCAATCGTAGTGTTCGAGTCAAGTGCGTCGGTTCGAATGTCATAAGCGTCCGTGAGGCCATCGAAGCGGATGCTAATAACAGAATTAATATTCTGTTCAAACGTGAGCGGCACATCGTTGTCGGACACAGTATCAGTAGAAGACTGGTAAATCTTATCGCTGTCTGTTGCGGTGACAATAATTTCGCCGCCGTCAGCAGGATTGAAATTAGTCTTTGTCGGCGACTGGTCAGACGGCACGATGTGTAGAGTGTCGGTCGGCGTGTCGATGAGGCGTTTTAGCGCATGAAATCCAGCGTCAACCAAACCCCAAGTCAGGTCGCTTGCGCCCATACCCATGCCGACTGATTTGAAGTCGTGCCACAGAGAGCGGACTGGCACAGGCTGGTTGTTTACAATGGTGTGTAGGACCGCGTCGGCCTCGTCCGGCAACGTGATGCAGTTATCCACGACAGGCAAGCTGTACTGGATAGTCAGATCTCGGTATGTACCCATATTGTAAATTCGAGACAGAACCTGATTCAGGCTCGTCTTGAACTCACCGTCTGGCTCAATGTACTGGCCTAAGATCGGAACAAGCTGATTGACCGTAGTGGCTGGCATTACTTCTTGGGTTTGACTTTGACGTCTCCGCTATGGAGCTCCTTCTTCAGCTTGCCTTGCTGCTTCCCGCTGAGGGGGCTGGCTTTGCTGAGGAGGTAGGCTACTTGTTTTTGGGTCTTGGTTTCCATGACAGGTCAGAATTTACAGGAAAAAGGGTTTAGGGTCAAGGGTAAAGGATTAGGGAATAGGTGGGTTTATGATGGCTCCGGTAGTTTCATTGTAGACTGGCTGACCAGCAGCGTTTTTGTAGGGCCAAAATTCTGTACCGCTGACGGTGAAGGATGAAGGTATTTCAGGGTCGCCATCTATGCCAATAGAATTGCCTTCTTCGTCGAAATTTTCCACTTTGATTTTAAAGCCGTATAACTTTTGATCTACAGTTATCTCACCTATGTTATAAGTAACAGTACTTGAAACATATGTATATGTAGATACAGAATATGGTTGCCCTTCTGTAGTGTCATCTATAACTACAACATCCCCAACCTCCATTAAAGTTCCAGATCCATAAACATCAATTTTTGTTTTTGATGGATCTAAAAAAGCGTATTCATTACCTTGATCCCGCCAAATGTAATTAGCATTAACCCCCAAAATATAATGGTCAGAGAAGTTATCCGCATCAACAGCTATGCGGACTCTGCTGTCGTCGTTAACTTTCGGATAA